AGAAGATGTGGTTACAATAGTGAAGACCACGTTGAGCAATTTAGACTTAAAAAAATTCAGGAGGAACAAAATGACTGACTATTACAACAGTTATTTGAAAGTTGTTAGGCTCCATAAATTACTAAAAAAGGAACACTCCGCTAAAAATATTGCCAAAAAAACAAAGACCCCACTAGTAACTGTTTATCGAATATTAAGAACACTTGAGAAACACAACATCATAACAATAAGAACCACAAGAACAAAGGACAATAAACATCTCCAACTATACAAACTCAAAAGAAAGAGGAATAAGGCATGACATCATCCTTAGACGGTTTTGTGGTGACTATTAAAAAATGAAATTTGAGACTCACATAATACACTCTATGGAGAATGTTGAGAATGGCTAAATGTAGTTTTTGTTATAAGGACACAGAAATTGAGTGTATATGTACTGTTGATTATGATTCAAACTGTAATGCATTAACAAATCCTAGAACCTTTGATGATTATAAGAAAGCGTATGAACATTGGTCTGATCATGGTTATCTGGCAGGTTGTTCTCATGGATGTTAACGCAATACACTTCCAACCAAAGGTAGAGGATAAGAAATGAGTACAAAACTATCAACCTCAAGATATGGAAATAATACAGACAAATCAGGATATAGTAGATACTGTTACCGGGGTAGTCACAAGAAATGCAAGCGAGCCACAAAAATAAAGAATGGTAAAATGTGTGACTGTAAATACCATAAATTATTTAAGTGATGGTTTACGTGGGGGATATATGGCTCAAGGAAGAACAGATACTGAGCATATAGCTATTGCAATTAAATCTGTATTTGATGTATTGTTAAAACGATTCTTTCTTGCAGATAAAAATAATGCAGATATGACTGAACTATCCAAAATTACCTCACAAATAGGATATATGGCTCAAACTCATACAGGTATTAGAAAGAATCTCTATGTAGAAAAGGAAATCAATGATTTAAGAGATATAGTGATGAGAATACCTCCAGAAGTATTAGCAGAAGTTACTAGTCCATTAGCATTAGAAACAAATGCCCTCCGGTAGAAGATCTCAATATGGTCATGGAAGAATAGACCAAGAATTAGATAAAATATGGAATAGACTACAATCTACTAATAATGAATTACCCACACTACCAACAAATACTCTAGATTGGATAGAAAAGGCACGCCCTCTAGTAGGAAAACTAGTCAGAGACTTTAGATGGGAACCATTCTGGATAGATGTGTATGAGGATACCACACCTAATATAGTAATTACAAATGCCAGGCAGACCTACAAATCTACATTTGGTACAGATAAGATAGGCTGTTATAGTACTACACACCCAAACTCAGAAGTCACCTATGTAGTAGATAGGATGGATAGAGCAAATGCATGGTCCAAACAGAGATTCAGAAAGGATACAATGCTCAAAAATTCACAATTAAAACTATTCCTTCCACAAGGAAGGGCAAATGTAGGTGAGATAAATCTCAACAATGATGCAGTAGTATATGTAAGAACAGACGAAAATGAATACAATAACGTACAGGGAATGACTAATGAGATGATGTTCTTTGATGAATGCCAGTATCAAGAATTACAGTATAGGCGTGAAGCACTAAATTCTATGGTGCAAACAAAAGGCCAAGCATTTTACACAGGAATTGGTGGAGAGAAAGGTTCACAATGGCATACAATGTGGAAAGACTCTGACCAGAGAGAATGGGTATTTAATGACAAATATTGGCGTGAGAAACTAAAATTTGATAATATGGGTAATTTATCCAATGAGCATCCAGAGAATATTATGGCCGGTAGATGGGTTGCACAGGCACCTCACAATACTCTATACAGAGGATATCACATGTCCCAGTCTATGTTTGCAAGAATTCCACTAACCATTCAGGAAGCAGTTGAAAAATACAAGACTAGGCCTGATAATTCAATTGAATATCAACAGAAATACTCACCATTATCTATATACACATCACATTGTTTAGGAGAATTCTATAAAGCAGAGAGAAGACCAATTACACCTGAAATGGTAGAGGCATGTTATGATAGAACCATATCCCTATTATCAATATCAGAAGTAAAACAACTCAAATCTGTGTTTGGAAACGAAATGATGGTGTATGGAGGCGTAGACTGGGGAAGTGGCCCTGCAGCATCATATACTGTTCCATGTGTATTACTATATTGGAAGAAATCAAATAGATACCAAATAGCCTGGATAGAAAGAATGGAGCAGATGAATCCATTAGACCAAGTAAGGTATATTGCTGAATTATTTGGAAAACAGGGATATAATATTGATTTAGGCGTAGGTGATTATGGGTATGGCCAAGATAGAGTGGTGATGATGCAGGATGGTGGAAGAGATAGTAAAGATAATAAATTCACAGGTCTAGGCACAAGACGATTTATTGGATGCAGAACCACAGGAGATGAAACAAAGCCTGAGATGATATTCTCCCAGGAATCAGATGAGCATGGGAGGGAATTAGGTAAATTACAAATAGATAAGACTACAACAATTCAAGGCTTTATTGATATGGTGGGTAGATATGTATCACATCCATTATTCCCTAATGAGGAGAAACTAAAGAAAACTGTCCTGTTAATTCCATATAAGAAAGACTATGAAGTGAACTATCTAATGCAGGATATGACAGATATCACACGTAAGGATTTGGACGAACAACAGGATGTAAGGATAGAGGATTCAAGAGATAAAGCAGTCAAAAAATTTAATCACCCACCAGATACAGTAATGGCAATCATATACTGTATTGTGGCCTCCAACCAATACGATGCAGACGCCTACAAAATACTTCCAATTAAAAAACGAAAGTAATAACATTCTTTATATAACAAGTACATAAACCATTAGTAATTCTAAAAGAATGGCTAAATGTCTGAGGTGTCATAAGGGGGGGAAATCCAGACGTGCTAGAAATTGGCAGGACTGGCAATTATGCTATCCTTGCGCTAAAATTTTACACCCTAAAGAATATGCAAATGAACATCCACATGGAACAGGAGGTAGAGGCGCAGAACCTGCGACATATAATGACTTTATAGTGAATAATATCTTATCAGAGGAATGTAAAGGTAAGATAACTTTGTTGGACAAACAATGAAAAAACATTACAAAGGTAGAAGTAAATCTTCCAAAGGGGAAAAAGGCCAAAGATATTGAGAAGGATATTAATGATTTCTTAAATGTACATATTTGTATACCTGACTCTTTTGATATATTTGAAATGAATTATGGAATAATGTTTGCTAAAATTCTATACAAAACTCGTAAAAAATGAAATGTAACATATTTAAATAATACCTTTTTATAGCCAAATTAGTCAACTTGGTTTCAAGAGGTGGCAGGCGACGCGACAAGTGCCCCCTTGAATTCCTTCAGAACTGCCTTACAGGCACTCTCTTAGGATTTTAGAAATAACTTTAACGAGTGATTTTTCTTATTTATGTATGGGATTTGTATCTCGTTTAAAAAATGGATTAAAAATATTACAATCTAATCCACCATATCATCCACCGCAAAGAGAAAACAGGTCATTTCGAATTAATGAAGCAAAAACTATGTTTGAGACTATGGGATTATCACAGCCTGTATGGGGCGTAGAACTTAACACAGTAGGTGCATACTCTAGAGAAGGATATACCTCAAAAACATTTGATACTCCTGCAATTCCATTTAGGCAACAAGCAAAAACATTACAAGTTGATGAAGATGTTCAGCTAGCAATAAATCATTTATCTGCCAAAGTTACAGGAGGCCAGCATTACATTAAAGGTGCAACTGATGAGATTATAGAATATTTTGAAGACTTTGCAGAAGATATGAGATTTGATACATTTGATACTGAAATGGTCAAAGAGTTGTTATGGTATGGTAATTCAATATACAAGCCACGTATGGGAATTTCTAATGTTAAAAGTTTTGATGATTTAATGCATATTCCAATTTCTTCACTACAAAGAATTTGGTGGGACAGACAAAGAATTCCATACAAATATGAGTTTAGAGGAACTGAATACCAAGGATATCATAATCCTGGTGAGATAATTCATTTCAAATGGAATCCTATAGATGCATCTGCATTTGGCACTGGATTTGGTGTTACACTTACTGCACCTAGATTCTTTGAAGAAGAAATAGGAGACGGTACAGTTAAAGAAAGAAGTTTAGCTTCTCCTGTTGATAGAAAATATGCAACACAACGAAGAATGCAGAAATTAGAATCTAGATATATTTCAAGAAATATTTACTTGGCAGAAGGAGATGTAGAGGAAAGACAGGAATTACAATCACAGGTATCCAATTTAGATGATGGAGAGGACTTTGTTGCTGGAAGTAAACTAGATGTCAAAGAACTAGGAACTGCACAGAGAAACTTTAATGCAGAACAATTCTCAGATATTACTACAGGACCTATTTTAAAGGGATTAAATGACTTTAGAGGAAAACAAGGAAGCTCAGAATCACATCAATATGCAAATGCTGAAACATCAGCTGTATTAGATGAAATAGGACTATCAGCATTTCCTCCAGCAGTAATGGAGCAACTAAATGAATTTCTCTTTAAACCCTGGTATGAGTCTAATCCACTGCCTGACCCAATGACTGGTGGAATAACTATTATCCCTTGGAAAGAGACAGGATTTGAGATTAACTTTGGTCAAATAGAAAAGAAAGACATTCCAATTGAAGACATGATAAAACTAATTGACTTGTTTGTAAAGTCAGGTTATGCTACAGACCCTAATACTGTATATGATTTGTTTGAAAAGGCAGGTCTACCAATTACCAAAGAGCATCGTGTATCAATGGATAATATGCTTAACGACCCAACAGGGATGATGGCTATGCAGGGAGCTGGTATACCACAGGATACCTCACTATACCCATATGCCGATATTGGTGGTGGTCCAGTAATTCCTAATGCCCAACCTATGGGATTTCCAAACTTTAACAATCAAAATATGGGAAGCCCACCAATGGACAATCCAACATATGACTCTATGGCAAGAGATGTAAGAGGAACACAGCAAGGACCATTTATGCCAAACAGAGCAGATCCTCAACCATCAAACAAATCTCAAGATTGGGATATAGGTAAATACGAGTAATTTTATAATATAATTGCCAATGAAGGTTACGTCCTGAGTTCACGCTTATTTCATACCTGAGGCCAATAGTAATATTTTTAATGTAAATTAACTAAATCATTCTATGGAAGGACTAGAAGAATACCCACGAATGTGGAGATTTAAAGGAGTTGCTTTTGATAAGAGTATTTATCCTCTTAAAGATGATGTTATGAGATTTGCTCATGCTAAAGGATGGATTAAAGAGATGCCAAAACCTGAAGGTTCAGGAATAAGTGAGCCTAAAGAAAATATAATACTTGATAAAGTTTATGGTGGTATTCCTGATGGTATAAAAACTACAGATAATAAAATTTTAGATAATGTAAAAGGCATTCAGTCTAAAAAGAAATTTACATTTAAAAAGAAATCAAAGAAAAAAAAGGGAGGAGATTAAAATATCCGCTAACATGGATAACTATACTGCGGATGTATACCAAGAAGTAGAACAATGTCAAGTTTGTGGCGTTGACCCAATAACTCACCTAAATGATTCATCTCATCCATTTACACCAAATTCTGGTATAGGTAGTCCATTTGATAGACAAGAGACAGTATCAGTTCCAGGGAGTTTATCAGGAACTAATATACATGCTAAAACCATTAATGAAACAATTTACAAAGACATTATGGATTCTAAACTAAAATGCAAGTGTCAATCAAAGAAACAGTAGTTCCTGCGCCTACTGGCAAACCACGTATGACAAAGCCTGAAGCAGGTTATGTAGATCCTCCATTAAATGGTCAGGGAATTAGATGTGGAAATTGTGCTTTTTATGTAGATGATGGAACTCCTTTAGGTAGATGTACTGAGATGGCAGGAGATGCTAATGAACAGTATGGAGTATGTGAAATGTGGGCAGAAAGAAGAACTAAACCCACTCCTGAAATGATAAAGTTTGGAAACCAAAAAACTAAGGAAGAAGCAGGATATATTGAGATATCCCCTGATGGTGCCAAATGTACTGCGTGTAAACATTTTGAACAACCTAACTCATGTGATATGGTAGGATATCCTTTTGAGGGAAATATAGAAAAATTAGGATGTTGTAGGGAGTTTGAGCAGCCAAAATATGAAGAAAAAGATTCTGCAAATCCTAGAGTAATGAGAGAAGCTCTAGTATCTAATGCAATTACTGATGAAATTCATAGAATGAAGTTAGAAGGAATACCTGATGCAGAAATATTAAGAGTAGTTCAATCATATATGCTAGAAGATAATCCAGTTGATTCTAATCCTTGGCCTGGACCAATAGTAGGAATAGATAACATGCCACAAATTACAATGGCTGACCCAACTACAAAAGAACCTCCTATTTATCAACCAAATACTACAGGACCAACACAACCATTCTGGATTCCAAATCTTAATCCCTATCCTGCTAATCCTAGTCCATTTGAGATAAAATCACCTATATCAGTACAAAATCTCCCTAATCCAGTACCATCTGCAAATTGGTTACATGATGCAGCACATCAAGGAATGGAACCATCAATGCATGGAGAGGAAGGATGGGTAGGCTCTAAACTAGTTCCTGAATGGAGATATCCTATAGAGGATTCACAAAGTAATGCAGGTAATGACCCCCCTATTTCCATTCCACCTAGCTATCTGGCCCCACAGTTTGAGGATAATAATTTACACATTAATGAAACTGAACCCCAATTGGCTCAGTATGTCTATACTTCTCATGATAGAGATGATGTGTGTAAAGGTTTTGCAGGTAAGGTATTTGATTTAAATGATTCAGTTCATAGGCCTATTATACCATCTGAAAATCTAGGATATACCACTACTCACCCTAACTGCCAGTGTTATTGGAGAAAGTTACAAACTAGTATTAAGCCTCTCTCAACTGCAAATAAAAAACAGCAAAAGGAATTAACTAAAATTAAAAAACACATTACACACGCAGCAAACAAGGGAGAATTACATACTGTAAAAGAAGATGGTAAACTATCCAAAAGAACTAGAAAGTCTAATCCAATGCGAGAAACTATAGAAGAGATAAGAAAAGACTTTGAATGGTTATCTGATGATTATCTAACTGCTGCAAAAAAGATGGCAGACACTAAAGGTGGTGTATTATATTTGATAAGAGCAGCAGAAGAAGCTATTACGGATCACCGTGCAGAAGGAGAACCATATAGACGAGCTTTAGATGCTTATGAGTTACACGCAATGGCTAGAACAGGAATAGGTAAACATGCAGATATCAATCACTATGGTAAAAATTATCAGACTGACTTGGATGTATTGGATGCAGAATTTGACAAAGATAGAAAGCAGATACAATTTATGGTGATTGAAAGGGATGATGAGATTAACCAAGGGATAGCCAACGGCCAGATAACAGCTGTATCAATTAATGGAGGAGCGCCTAGAAGTGAGATTATTGCTCCTTGTGTAGATGGATGTACTGATGGAACCTGTGAGGTATGTTCTCATCCTCGAGGCGTATCGTTGGGAGAAGATGATGATATTGGCTTTACTTGGGTTGTGACAAATCCTTCAGGATTCATGTGGCATGGTCAGAAAATACCCTCTGCAAAGCCCGGCATTAGCACCACAGGTATTGAACGGTTATAAGCAACTATAAACATTATATTTTCATGAATAAAACTAAACTAAACCTAAAATGCTCAGAAGTTCTATGGGATAAGGTCAAGATGTTTGCTTTAATTAACAAATGTAAAAATTATAACGAGGCAGTAAATCTATTAATTGAATCTGGATTGAGTTCTAAATGACCTTACATTCAAAGGGTCAGGAGATGAATCATGAGTCAAACTATAGTTATTGATAATATAATATTTCAAAAATGTATAACGTGTTTAGTGAAATACCCCGTAGAAAAATATGATATTAGACGTAAAACTTGTGATGGTTGTAGAGTGAGGGCTAGAAGAGAATCTATAAGAAAATTCAAAACCAAACCTGAATCAGAAATAAAAAGAATGCCAAAATGTAGATGTGGTTCTTTATTACAAAAAATGAGTGTTCAAACACATAGGAATCATAAAAAAATATTTTTCTATACAGGTTTTAGATATTGTATTGAATGTAATACTGCATACGGTAAAGAGGGACAGGTATTATGATTTGTTCTTGCCTATGTCATAATGACACTATAAAATCAATTTGTTGTAGTTGTGTGTGTGATATTGATAATTTTCCTAAAAAAATACAAAGTCCAAAACTTGAGGAATTTATGAAATGAAAAATACACTTCAAACAGAAAGTTCAGGAGATAATACTCATAAGTAATGGTTCAAGTAAATGACTATTAATAATTCCTAACAACTTTTAGAAATAACTTTAAACTAAAACTCATTCTCTTTATATATGACAACTATTAGAAAACTTCAAGAAGTTAGTACAATTTCAGAAGCAGATACAATTCTTAGAGCAGTTAAAGCTGGTCCAGGAATTCGTAGACTTGTTGAGACAGGCATTGCATTAAAGAATCATGCAGACCCTAATCAAAAACAATTAGGTCAGACATTTATTCTTGATGCAATTCGTGAAATGGAAGACGACGAACATATCAAAGAAGGTAATGGTGCAGTAAAACCAATGAATGACCCTAGTGCAGGTGAAGTAGATTTGGATAAGAAAATCAATGAAGAAGTCTTATCTAATCACAACCCACACACTGCAAATGCAGGAAGTGACCAATCATCGGATAATACACAACCATACCCACAAGAAGGCAAAGATGCTCCAAATTCAGACATTGAATCCATGCAGACAGCATCTGGTGAAAATCAGATGAAAGAAGGATTACCACCAATTGGTATTCCAGGTCAAATGCCAGGTATGGACCCAGGAGTGGCAACACAAATGGCACAAAAAATGCCTCAAATGCCTCCAATGACTCTACCTCAGCAAATGCAACAGACTCAATACACCA